AAAAAAGCCATTTTGGCTCAAGCGACCACCTGCGGGTCGATTGGGTAAGTGGTTACTGTCTGCATCGGTCGTGATGGCGTACACGATCGGTGAGGTGGCAGCGTCGCCACTGTGTGCCAGCTGTAACGAGGAGGCCTTGCGGTACCTTTCGGACCGTGAGGGTAACCTCCCCAAGTTGCAGTGGGTCGCAGAGGTGATGGTGGGCGAGATGTGTGCTTCTTGCGCGTCGTACAAATGGTCATGGGCGGCGCGCAAGACGAAGCGGAGGATTCTCATCCCGGAGGAGCTCGTGGTCGCAGCACAGGCGTGCGCGGCTTCGTGCGACGGGAAGAACTATAACGCGAAGATTGGTCTCGCGAGGAAGATTGAAACGGTCTGCACGGAACCGGTGACGCAGGTGTACCAGCGGGAAATCTATGGTCAGACGTTGTCGATGGCGATGACGCACACAAGAACCACGAACGGCAAAGGTTTCCTGGGCTACTGGCGCGACGCTGTGCTCTGCATGGCGTTGAGCTTCTACATGAAGCATCGGGGTGTCAGCAAGCGCGGTTGGTATGCCGCTGCGTTTCTCTTGGGCTTGTACGTGTGGTTTCGGAGGGAACCGTTGGTGCACGTAGGGCGCGTGACACGAAGGAAAACGGCACCCACCTCAACCGAGTGTGAGTCAAAACCGGTCACATCCGTGCCAACCGTCCTCAGTCAGGAGGCGGACGAGGACGGCATCATCCATCACCAGGGGATGATGCCTGCATTGAGCATGAAGTCGGCGGCTGGGGACGGTGTTGACCGTCCAGCCCCGCAGCTCTGCACTCCTCCAGCCGGGATCCGAGCTGAACATTGGGCCGACTCGGATTCCAACCTCGCCCTTGCGCACAAGAAGAGGTACAAGGACGCAGTGCGTCCTTGTGCCGTTGGTGAGCAGAAGCAGAAGAAGTTGCGCAAGTGCATGGACCAACTTTGTGGCGCCGAGGGCCCGTTCGCCAAGCAGAAGATTCTGGATTGGGCTAGCAAGATTTGCGAGTATGCAGACTTGCAGCCAGGGTCTTGGGACGGGCAGAGGTTCGAGCGCGCGATGGACCAGGCGCTCTGCGACACGGATTATCGCTTTCGACCCAGTTTCGCGATCAAGGACGAGGTCCTTGAGGACGTGGGGAAGAATAAGCCGCGATTCCTGATCGCAGACGGTGACCAGGGTCAAATTGCTTCCAAGTTCGTGATCAAATGCTTCGGTTCGTTGTGGTACAAGTGGCGCGATGGGCACCACATTAAGTACATGGACAAACCGACGGCTATGATGAAGGTCGCGCACGCGTTGGGGCAGGAATTTGATCAGAACACCGGAGACGCATCCATCGGCACGGATTTTGTCATTGTGGAGGGCGACGGGTCTGCATGGGACAGCAGCATCAGCCTCAAGTTGAAAAACTTGACGGAAAATGCTTTGCTGTGGCACATCTGGGAAAGCCTTTCCGGGCACGCACTTTACGTGGACCACTTGCGGAACGCGAGGGAGACGATCGACAAGGAAAAGACGATCACCCTCACGAGCAAGGCGGGCACGAGGTGGGTGATAGACAACATCCGTCGCTCGGGCGACGCTGGTACGTCGGACCTCAACGGCGCAGTCAACGCAATGTTGTGGGCCTTTGTCCTCACGCCGGAGCCCTTTCGGTTCCTGCAGGGGCACAGGGTCTGTGCCCATTTCGGGCAGAAGGTCCATATCAAGGAAGTGGCATACTATGAGGGGGATGACTCGATCCTCCGGTTGCCATTGGCGTTGAAGGAACACTCCGCATCGATAGAGGAAGCGTGGAAGGAGCTTGGCTTCAACATGAAACTTTTCTTCAGGGAGAATGAGCCGGCCACGTTCACCGGTTACGATTTCCAGGTGGTTGACGGTCGTACCACGGGTTTGAAGGTCCCGTCCATCTGGCGTAATGTGGTCTCGAGCTGTTACTCCGTCTCAACACGTGCGCGGTTGGGATGGAGAGATGGAGCCAAGAAAGAAGTGCACGCTGTCGGCCGCGACGCCTTTTTGGCACGCGCGGTCGCGTACGAGCACGACTGTCCTCCGCTGGCGAACGCCTTCTTGTGCCTTGCCGAGCATCACAACAAGTTCACTTCCGCGGAGCTTGATCCTTTGCTCATCAAACACAAGGGCGTTGAAGCCACGCTTGAGGAGACGGCCACGCGCATCCGAAGCAGCGCGGGCGCTCCCACAGAAGAGCAGCGGATCTTCTGGGCCTCTACACTTAAGGACACCCCACTGAGCATCAACAAGTTGATGAATTTCGCAGCGTTCAGTGAGTTGGATCCTTATGGCACACATTTCGTCGATCTCGCCAGCGATTCGTGACACACAGTGTCTTGCATGTACGTCGAACGGTGGAGCTGTTTGCATGGGTGGGCTCATGTTCTGCGCGGCTGATCCGCAGGACATGGGTGAGATGGCAGTGCTCCTTACGCACAACCTGGCAGAAGGGACCAGGGCCAGCCTTATTCTTCTGGACCGTGTCGGGTGGGCACCGGCGGTCGAGAGCCTGGTGCGAATGTCACTTAGTGTGCTTGTGGCAAACGCTGAGGTGAGGCCACATGCGAGCGGTCGCCGGCCGTCCCTGGTAGCGCGGGGCTAAGTCGCATGCCACATACCTGCCCCTGGTCTCGGACTAGCACCTCGAGACTGGGTTATTCCCCCACCCGCTTCTGGACGGTACTTTGCCGGTTGATGGAAGCGGGGTCCCTGGTCAATTGGTCGTGACTGTGCGGCTGGTTGGTTGGGTAGCAGGAGTGGAAATGGAGCCGGGGTTGACCCGCCCGGCCGTCTACGGTAGGGTTGTTACCGGTGTATGCCTGGTCCCGAACCTTGGGATCGCCCCTCGGGGCTTAATTTGGTCTGAAGCGACCACTCAGCGAGACTTGACCCGCACTCGCGCAGCTCTCCCCACCCAATCTCACGTGAATCGGCACACGGGATGGCTTACACTCGTAAGCAGCAAGCAGCCTTGGCGCGCGCGACTCCCGCGCAGCGTGTGCAAATGCGCGCGCTTTTTGATCGCCAGAAGGCAAATGGCAACGGTGGTAACAGCCAACGTGCCAGTCGGGCCATGGCAGAGAGGGTGCTCGCTCCTGGTGCAGGGAAAGCACCGAGCCGCCCCTTTGGATCCTCCCCATCCTATGGATTGAAGTGCTGGGATGCGTTCCACACAAGCCATGCGCCACTCCCTCGTAGTGTGGGACCATACGCGGTTGTCCGCACGACCAGGATCTTCACAAGCACGAGCAAAGTCAATGTTTTTGGCGTTGCCGTTGACAATGATGGTTCCTGGTCATCAACGGTTTGCTGGTCATCTGTGACGCCAGGCAGTGCTATCAACGCGGCAAGCAACACGAAGCTCACAAGGGTGCAGCCGCCAGGCGTCACGACCGGTCAAACGTCCACGTTCAGTGCTGTGCCGGCTGCATTGTCAGTACAGGTGATGAACGTGGGAGCCTTGCAAACCACTTCGGGTTTGGTGGTCGCGGCTGTGTGTCCCACACAGCTGTCTTTGGTCGACAACACCCGTACCTGGGATGACCTGAGTGCACAACTTGCTACGTACATGAAACCCAGGTTGATGTCGGCGCCCAAGCTTGCGTTGCGTGGGGTTCAGATGAACTCCTACCCGCTCAACATGTCTTCCTACTCGAATTTCGAGCAGATCACGGATTATGCGGATGGCAATGTTACTTGGGACAGTTCGACTGGTGGTTCAAGTTCCCAGTACCTGACTGGGTTGGCACCGATTGTGGTTGTGAACGAGGACTCTGCTTCACTCACATACTCAGTGTGCGTGGAATGGAGGGTGCGGTTCGACATGTCCAACCCAGCGGTTGCATCTCACACACACCACGGAATCACACCAGATCGTATCTGGGATGGGATGGTGCGTGGTGCGCAGGCTCTTGGGAATGGTGTGCAGGACATCGCAGAGGTGGTGGCGAACACCGGTTATGCGATCGGCGTGGTTCGCCATGCACTACGAGGAGGCAGCAGACCGCTGCCTATGCTGGTCGATTGAGCCGTCCTGTGGGTACTGTGTACAGGGTTCACGCTGATTTGGGGTGGGCTGAGCGTTCAGAACAGCCCATCGGAATTCCTCCCCCGGCGGGGCTAAATGTCGGGACAAGCTGGCTGCTGTTTGCAACCACCCTTAGGGAAGGGAGACATCCTACCATGGTGTAAGTGGGGCGTGCCAGTTTGGCTAGGGGCCCACATACGCATGGCTACCCAAAAGCGGTAGGGCGTTCTAAAGTCTGAGAGACCCC